TTTATTCCGAAAAAATTTAGAAAATCATGTTTAGAACTCAATGTTGACAAGTTTAACGGTGAAAAACCAACAAAAACAGTCAAAATAGACCAACAAAACATGTTTTATGACATGACATACAACAGATTGATACTAATAGTAGGTGGTAAAGATGAAGCTTGATTTTGTACTTGGAGACGTAGAAGAACTCCTAAAAGAGACCAATTTTCGTCTAGAAAACATAGAAAAACTCCTAGAATTCATATTAATACCTCCAGATATGAAGAAATATGCTATAGATAAGAAAAAAAGAATGAAAAAAAGGGGTATTACCGCTGATTCCCTAAACCGTTATTAAAGATAATTTTCCAATCTTTTCCGTGTTTTTTCCTCATTTTTTGCCAAAATGGGTCTGCACCAAACTGTCCGCCCTTCTTATTGTATTCTTTTACGTGTTTTGCACATCTTTGATGGCATCTTTGGCACAATCTTACGTTCACTTGTTCCATATTGAACTTGTACTTGCCACAAAAATGACACATACCGTAGTAAACTCCCTTAATTGGCACTAAAATTGTCTCTCTACCACGTTTTCCTGCACAATCACCGCAGATATCATTGACACCTGCTCCTACTGGAATTCCGGTCTTGAAACAATTAAAACACATGCCTTCTTTGTATTCATTTACCTTGGTATACTCGTTTTTTTGGTGTATATCCCAAATTTTATCCCCTAATTTGGTTCCACCAGTGTTTACATCGAGTTTAGTTGCCATTAATAACCATGATCCTTTTTACAGTTATTAATCTTTTTGATACAATCCTGTAAAATTACATGTACTTCGTATTCCATATCTTGTAAACCGACACAGCTTTTGCCTGCATCATACAGTTCTGTAAGATCTCCAACGATTACTTTACTTTTAAAAGTATCTTTGACTGGTTTTGCAACCTCTACTTTTTCTTCTACCTTTACTTTTGGTATTTTTACAGGTTCTTCCTTATCTACCTTTTTACTCTTTCTCTTCAGCATCCTCCCACCTCCTCATTTGTTCAAATTCATTTTTGACAAGTTCTCTTGCTTGTCGCACAGTTAGACCACCATATTTTCTTATCTCTTCTATGGTTTTTGTCTTGTTCCATCCAAAGTCTACTGCTGTTTGTAATGTTTTCTTGATTACTGTAAAGTTTGCAGGAGTAATACCGTCAGGATAATTCTTCTGACTTAGTGATGTTCCGCTTCCAGATGAAGGACTTCCCTGTGCAATTCCTCCAGTGTCTGACGGTCTTGTCTGCATTGGAGAGCCTTCAAACTTTTGTCTGTTCTCTTCTGGTGCTGCTTCACTTCTTCCTCTTCCGTTTATACCGCTGTTGTCTGGTAATGCTGGATCATTGACAGGATCCTTTGAAACTTTGAACTCTCCGTTGTGTGACATTGAAACATCAAATCCCATTTGTTGCAACAAAGACATGTTTTGTATTTCTACACCTTCTCTTTGAAGTTCTGCTAGTTTGTCATTCTCTTCACCCTGTACAAGCTTGAGATCCCAATCATCAATACCAACTGCCTCTGCAATTTTTCTAAAGAATGACTTGTACATGACATCCTGACCCCATTTGACTGCTCTGTTTGTAATTGTAACTTGCAGTCCTTCCTGTGACCATCCGCCTACCATTTCACCATAGTACAATGGAAGTACGCCATAAATTGCACCAATTATCTGTCTTAGTTCTTTTCTAATTTCAATAAACTGTAATTCTTGAAGTGATCCTGTAAAGTCTAGCCACTGTGCCATGTTTTTGTTTCCACGTTCTGACTCTACCATAAGTGGATGTATCATGTAAGGGTCTTCGGTTGCCTTTTGCTCAAGCATATCCCATGACTTTCTAAATGTCTCGTAGTTACGAGAGGCAATTAACAGCAATCCTCTTGGAGGTCTCATCTTGTCAAAGTACTTTCGTATATACTCATCCATGTGTGACAATGACATGGCTTTAGACCATACTGCAAATATAGGAGAATAACCATAGATAAGTGCAGGTCTGTATTTTCCTGCTTTCCATATGATTTCACCTTCTGCATAAATGACTCTTTTTGGCTGTGGAATGCCTACAGAGTATACTGAGTTTACTTCTATTACTGCCTTTAGTGCATCAGCACCACATTTAGGACACTTTGGTTCGTAAAGACGAGTGCCTCTGTGTTCAAATCTAGGACAGACGTATATTTTCTGTCTCTTGTCATCATAACCAATCTTACCGTCACTGTCTGCAATCATAGCAACCTGTGGAGGGTCAATTCTGATCATCTCTTTGATTTCAGTTTTCTGATGGTCAATCTTTCCTGTTGCATCATCAATAAAATAGTTCTTGAGAAGAAGAAGATAAGCGTTATCTGCAATTTCCAAGTCTCTTTCCAACTGTCTTGAAAGATCCTCTACTGTCTGGTTGTTTCCGTTTACAGGGTTGTACAACATGTTGTCAAGTATTTTTCTTCTTAATGGGTCTGGTCTTCTTAGGTCTTTAGATCCACATGAGTCACATTCCAATACTACATCGTCATTCTGTATTGAACCAGATGATTCAGGTGCGGTTTGGAACTCTTTGCTGCATGTATTGCATTTGAACTTGAATCTTTCTACAACCTCAAATCCGTTCTTAAACATCTCTCTGTTAAGAGTCTCTATAGGAATACGTAAAGCATCAATATTGTCAGCCAACTCATAAATCATAATGAGTGGGAATGGGAAAATAGGTAGTTTGGCACCTGTATCGGTAGCCATATAAGGCTGTGCCATAGAAGGTCTGACTACGTTTTCAGTATAGGACTTGTTACTAAAACTAAGAGACTTTGCTATATTTTTAAATGTATCAGTAAAACCCAATGATTTATTCTCCTCTGC